GCTTCGCCGCCCGACCACGCGGACTTGCCGGCGTTTTGCCACACGTGCGCGACCGACGCGTCTTCGTATCGGGCGAACAGTTCGAGCGTGCCGGTCGCCGTTTTGGTGGCGGATAGACCGGCGATTTTCTTCGGCGCTTTGGCTAGCACGCCGCCGTCGACCCATTCGTGTTTGCCTTTTTGCTGATAGCGGAATCGGACGGTTTGCTTGTCGTCATCCGCCCAAAAGACGTGGGTGGTGCCGTTGTCGGCGACGCCCGACGCGACCATATTTTGATCCCCCTGTTTTGGTGGTGTCGGCGTTGACGCCGGCGCTTGGCCGTTCGCCATCCGCAAGACGTCCGATAGCGGGAAGTGTGGCCCGCAATCCCAATGTCCGCCGCCTGCACTTCCTAGATCGGCGTGTTGACAAACGCCGCGGCCGCCGCCTTGGGCTTGCGATGGTGTCAGCGCGACGCACGGGATTCCGTAGCGGTCACATTCTTCGCGAACCCATTTGGCCGTGTTGGACAGCATGACTTCGTGTTTTGCCCAATCGTCCGGACCCCACGACGCGAAGCCGCAAAGCTCCGCGTTGACGCTGACGGGGTTGTAGTTGGCGCATGTCCACGCTTTGTCGGCGCGGACGTATTCGCCGATCGTGTTCGGCGTGTCGTCGATCCCGACGTGACTTGAAACGCCCGCCGCGCTTGAACTAAAAAAATTTCCAAGCGACTGAAAAGTGAGCGCGCCTTCAGCCGTATGAAGTACCAAAATTCTGACTGTTGCCCCTTGGCGCGACGAATGATTCGGGCTTGGAATCCAAACGCGTTTGAGCATCAGCCGCGGCCGGGTTCTTCCGGTGGCGCTAGCGCGTCTTCGGATTCTTCGACGGCGGCGACAAGTTCGGATGTGACGCCGACAAGCGCGTCGTGCAAGTTCGCGATTTGATCGTCGGTGATTTGCCCGGCTTGGAGTGCCAGCACTTGGTCGGTCAGTTCGGCGACTTGGTCAGCGGCGGCGGCGCTGGCGACTTGCAGCGCGGCGACGTCGGCTTTGATTTGGGCGACCGGATCGGCGGGTTCGGGCGTCATCGTGTCTCCTGTTCGTCGCCAAACGGTTTTCCGCGGCGCCGTTCGACTTCGCGCCGGCGCGGGTCAACGGGGTCTAGGTAGCGTGCGTCTTCGTCGTCGTCGAGCGGGCCGACGTGCGGGTCGGCCGGGTCGGTTTCGGGTTCGGGCGTCGGCGTGGGTTCGGGCGCGTTCGGGTCGGGTTCGGTTGCGGGGTCGGTTTCGGGCGTTTCGGGTTCGCCGGGTTCGCTTGTTGCGGTCATGGCGTCTTTCGGTTCGAAGTCGATGCGGCGGTGTAGTTCGTCGACGACGTAGCGGCGCATCGCGCGGTGGTTGTCGACGATCGTTTTGGGAACCGGGATGATCCCTTCGATTTTGGTGCGGATGCGAACGACGGCGACGTGGTCGGGTGGTGTCCAGACGGTCTTGCCGGTGTTGTCTTGGATGCGGGCTTCGTCTAGGACTTTGGCTTCGAACGCCGGCCACTTTTCAGTTGTCATCGTGGCCGTCGCCGTTGGTAGCGGGTTCGTACGCCAGCGGCGCGCCAAGGCTGACTAACAGCAGCGTTTCGTTGAGTATGTGCGTTGGCGCGGCGCCTTCGATCCAACAGATTCGGTCGCCTTCGGTGAACGGGATTTTGGCGGCGATGTCGTCGTCGTAAAGGTCGCCGATCGACCGGACGATCCCGACGCGAAGTTGATCGTTCGCGGCAGTGTTGTTCAGCAACGGTTGGACAATCATCCATCCGGCCAATGGGCGGATCATCGTGCGCCGATTTTACGAGCGGCGTGGGATCGCTCGATTTCGTGCGCCAGTCGGTGGCATGGAACGCACGCGGCGGCGATGTTGTCCGGGTGGTGGTTGTCGCGGTTTCCGTCGCGGTGGTGGACGCACGTCGCGAAGATTTCGCATTGCGCGCTTAGTCGTAGTTGACAGCGCCCGCCGGCGCGCTTGATCCCTTGCCGACGGTCGCGCTTGGCGGCGCTGTCGTCTTGGCGGCGGTTGGCGGCGCGGTGGTCAAGGCAATAGGACGATCCCGGCGCGGCGTAGTTCGGGCATCGCGCGATCAAGCACGGCAACACACGTCAATCATCCACCTTCGCCCCGTAACGCGTGAATCTGCAAATCCTTGCCGTTGGCGCGAAAGATTGCCCGTAGATGCATCAGCAAATCGGTCATCGCGTCGACGTCGTTGTCGTAGCCGTTCAAGACGATCCCGCCGCGTTTGCCGTCGTCGAGAAACACGATGCATTTGTCGCCGTCGCAATGTTCGGGATGCGCTTCGAACGCTGTAATCGCCGCGTCGCACATCCGGGTCAGACGGTCGTGTGGCGCGCCTTCGGTACGCCGCACGTCAGCCATCGGGCATCGTGAACACGTCGAGCGCGAACCCGGCGGCGTATGCCAACGCCCATTCGCACAACGCCAGCCGTGCCGGTTCGAACGTGATGACGTCGACGGTGTTGACGTCTAGACCGATGGCGCGAAGCTTTTTGCACGCGTTGACCCAAGCGGCGTGTTCTTGGTTTTGGATTTCCATCCGTTGGATCGGGTCCATGCTCAAACCTCCGACGCGTTCTAAGCCGTTCTAAGCCCGCATAACGCGCGGACGGGTGGTTGCGCCAATTCCGGCGCGTGTGGCGTCACGGCGTTTCCCGGCTTGTCGTGGATGGCAATTCGATCCCTTCGACGTCGCGCACTTCGGCGACGATTTGGTCGTGGCCGGCGATCGCCGCGGCGCGGTTCGGGTAGCGGTTCATCACGCCGTCGAGCGTGCCACCGAAGACGAGCGTTTCGAAAATCAGCGGCGCGCCGCCGAAGCCGAAGTTGTAATCGGTGCCAAGCCACACGGTCGAGACTTCGACGTCGTCGACGCGGGTCAACGCGACTTGGCGGTCGCCTTGCCAAAGCGTCGCCCATTCGCCAAGGTCGATCGGGTTGCCGTCGGGATCGTAGAAGCCGGTCATTTGGGCGCCGCCGCTTTGACCGGGATCAACCCTTGCTGTTCAAGCGACGCCATCATCGCGTCGTCGCTGGCGCCGGCGTAGACGAGCAGTTCGACGGGCATCGTCGGCGGCGCGCGTTCTTCGCGAACGACCAACCCGCCGTCGAGCGTGTCGCCGTCACGCAAGCGGTCAAGTTCGGCGTATGTCAAGCCGATGACGAACGCGTGCGTTTTGCCGTTTTCGCCGGTAAGGAATCGAATCATCCTTGCCCCTTAGCGGTTTCGTCCATCGTGCCGTCGGCGTTTATGTGGGCGCCGGCGCCGGGATGGTGGATTTTGAATCGGCCGGTCGGCGCGTTGGCGGCTTGGGCTTCGGTGACGACGATCGCGCGGCGGATGCACATCCGTTCGATCGTGAGGTCGGGCAACTGATGGTCGACGCCGGCGCGTTGGCTTAGAAGTCGGGCGATTCGCAGAATGTCGGCGCGTTTGACCGACACGGCGCTGATGTAGCGGCCGCGGCCGCCGGGTTCGTCGTGGCGGTAGACGCCGGCGTCGCCGACGGGCGTGTTGTCGTTCACGTGCCGGAACGCGGCCAAGCCAAGCCGGTCGTTCGCAAAGACGGCGCACGTGACGAACCATTGCCCGCCGGCGGGGTCGGTGTATGGGCGGACAAGCGGCCTCATATCGACCGGCCGCCGCGGGTGAAATCGGGCAACGATCGGCGCGTCAGACAACGCCAAACGTGGGCGACTTCGTCGATGTTGACGTGTTCGGATTTCGGCGGAACGACGATGACGCCTAACGCGTCGTCGCCGCAAACTTCGCGGAACACGTCGCGCGTTTGCGTCCAGCTTGGCATTTGCCCGTCGGCGCGCGACAACGACACGTGTTCCCACGCTTCGCCGTCTTGTTCGATCGCGACGGAATGGATCAACCCAAGCTGGCGCGCGCCGTGCCGCCACGCGCCAAGACCGTCAACGCCGGGCGTGACGCGTTTCCAGCGATGCGCGACAAGCCGGGCTTCGACGGTGTGGAAGTGGGTCGGGCTAGTGACGATCATCGGCCGCAACCGCAATGCACGTCCGGATGGAAGTCGGCGTCGCCGTCCGGGCCGATCACCCAACCGCCGAACGGCGTGTGGAACGTCAGACAACAGCCGCAATCGTTTAGATGCCAGTGCATGGCGTCGGCGTCGTGTTCGTCCATAAGCCGGCCCAGCGTCGCCGCTTGGGCAAAGCCAAGCTTGACCCCGTTCGACAGCGTGATTTGCGCTTCGGTCATCCGAAATGGGCGCGGCGGCCGTGGCGAACGATCCCTTGGAACGGGTCGGGATGGCCGGGTTGCGGTGGGTTGGCAAGGATTCCCCGGCTTTTCTTGTCGACACGCGGGCCGCCCTGTTTGACTAGCTGGCGCCCGGGCGTCGGCGGCATAAAGCTGATTGGCGCGTTGGCGGCAATTCGGTCCAGTTCGCCGATGTCGTTCGCTTGGACGACGGCGGCCGTTTCGGGGTCCAGTTGGTAGCGGAGCGTGTACTTGGCGTCGGGCAGCGCGACGAACGCGAACCGCCGCATTACGAGCACGTCGGCGCCGTTCATTCGGCTTAGACATTCGGCCAGCGCGCAACCCGTGAAGTTGTCGCCTTCGTCGATGTCGTAGTTGCGCCGGCGGTGCGCGGCGCGGGCTTTGTCGGCCGACGTTAGGTGCATCCGGATCGGCGTGTCGGCGTCTTGCACGGGCCGGCCCAAGCGTTTGCGAACGCCGCGGCTTGGTAGCGGTTTGGGTGGGCGCGGCTTGGTCATCGTTTCAACCTCCGTTCAGGTTGGCGGGGCAGACACGGGCACCATACCTTGACGATCCGGGTATTGCGTTTTTTTGTCAACCCCACTAGGCGGGCGGTTCCCATATGAACCCCTTCGGTGCGCGGGTGCCGGTGATTTCGCCGGCGTGGTGCAAGTCGGCCAACGCCGATCGAAGCGTGTGACGTGAGTAGTGGACTAGCGCTTCGTGGTCGAGCAAATCTTCGGTGCGGACGGGCGCCTTGTACGTCGCCAGCGCGGCAACGATCGCCTTGCGCGCCGTCGCCCCGGATCGGGGTCGCACGTATTCGCCGTTGAGCGCCGCAATCGCGCCTTCGTACCGGCGGATTTGTTCGTCGATGTCGGCGCGTTGGCCGCGTAGGTCGTCCAGCCGGGATTGCATTGCGCGGGCCGCGTCTTGGTCGCCGATGCCGTCGGCGGCGGTCATCGCCGGCCGTACAGGTTGCGTTGCCATTCGCGTCTAAGCGCCGTCTTGATTTCGTCAGCGCCGGTCGCGCCCGACGACGCAATCTCACGGGTCAGTTGAAGCCGTTGGGCGGGGTTCAGCTTGCCCAACGCGTTCTGGACGGCTTTCGATAGGTCGGGGTCGTGGATGATCGCGTGGCCGATCGCCGTCAAGCGCCAGCGCGTGCGGTCGTCGACGTGCTGTTCCAACCACCCGTATCGCTTCATCCACGACAGCCGCGGGCCGACGCCGGATCGGTGCGCGACGTCGGCATCTTCGGGGTTTTCGCCGATCGCCAAGCGAAGGTCGATCGTGTGCGTCCAGCCGTTTTCGTCGGCAAGGTCGTCGACGCGCGCCAGCAGTTCCGTGTCGGACATCCCCCACAAGCTGAGGTCGATTCGATCCCGTTTTCCGTTCCGTCGGTTCGCCGTCATGTCGTTTCAACGGCGGCCGCGGTTGGCGTCAGCCGGAACCACTTGGCGATCCCGTCTTGGCGCACGAACCGGATCACGTTGTCTTGGCGCAAGACTTCGAACGCGGTCGCCAGCGCGCCCGTACTCGTGGTCGGCGGGTTCGCCATCTTGCGAATGTCGACTTGGCGAAATTCTTCGTGGTCGACGGCGTATTGCCGGATCGACGCTTCGATCGCGGTCATCAGTTCCGCGCCGACTTTCGTGCCGCCGACTTGCGCGCCGCCGCGCCGCACTTTTGCCGCGGGCTTCGGCCCGGGTTGTGAGGCTTCGCCGCGTAGCAGCGCGACCACGCGTTCGTCGCGTTTGGCTTGCGCGCGGTGTTCGGCAAGCTCGCCTTCTAATTCGTCGATCCTTGCCCGCCGACGATCGATTCGGGCTTGTACGGCTTGGACGATGTCGTCGTCGTCAATGTCGACGACTTGCCCGTTTTGGTCCGTTTGCATCGGGCCTCCCATTGGCTTCGCCATCCCCGAACCGTCCGCGCCGGCCAATGGGTAGCGGGCGGACGGCCCGGGAATTGGCGCTTGTATTTGATCGCCGTCGTCGGCGTCGCGTCGCACAATACATTGCGGATCGGCGGCATGCGGAACCACGTGTTGCCGACCCCGATCGTTCTATGCGGGCGTGTCCATAAACGACAACAACGGCAAGCCGCGGTAATCGTTTGTGGACGCTAGAGCGGCCGTAAATCCGGGCGATACGTCGCCAAGGTCGAAGTCGATCCGGCCGTCGTGGTACCGCAACGCGATCGTCGGCCACGCTTGGCGGATCACGTTGCGGGCGGTTTCGATCCGGCCGGCGTCGGCGACGACGGCGGCGATGCGTTCCATCACGGTCGCGACGGCGTCGTTGATTTGGTCGTCGTCGAGCGCGTTTGTCAGTTCGTCGGCGCGGCCGCGAAGTTGGTCGGCTTGGGCGCGGGCGGCGAGCGTTTCGGCGGCCAGCGTTTCGCGTTCTTCGGTGTACAGGTTGGCCGGCAAGTCGCCGGCGCGATAGTCGGCGGCCAGCCGATCGCGGCGCGCGTCCAGCTTCGCTAGGTCGCGTTCGACTTCGGCCAAGCGGTCGCCCGTGACCGCCCGGGATTCCGACATCGATTCAAGCGCGGCGTGGATGTGCGACGCCAACACGCCCGGGTGCGTTTCGAGAAAGTCGAGCATCGCGCGTTCGACGGCGGCGGCGTCGACGTACGGCATGTCGCACGCGTGGCGGTCCAGTTCGTGGGTGGCGCACACGTACTTGTACCAATCGGTTTTGCGCCCGGGCTTGTACCGCGCGCCCATCGCGGCGCCGCACCGCCCACATCGCAAATGCTTGTGGGTGAATAGGGCGTTGCGCGCGGATGTGCGGCCGGGCTGGCCGTCGCCGTTGGTGCGCCGGCGCTTGTTTATTTCGATGATTCGACGCCATTCGTCCAAGCTGATGATCGCTTCGTGCTGGCCCTTGACTAGCTGTTCGTCGGCGGACGGCGTCTTGTTGCGAAGCGCGGTATCGACGCGGAGATACCCGGCGTAATACGGGTCGTAGAGGATGCGGCGCACGGTCGCTTGGCGCCAGCGCCCGCCCTTGTTGGTCGGGACGCCGTCGTCGTTCAGTTCGCGGGCGATCTGTTTTTGGCTGATGCCGGCCAGCGCGGCGTCGGCGATGCGGCGGATCAAGCGCGCGCCGGCGCTGTCGATTTCGCGCGGCGCTTCACGTTTGATAGTGCCGTCGGGATGGCGCGGGATGCGGTAGCCAAGCTTTTCGATCCCGGCGCCGTTGTGCAAGCCGCGTTCGGTCTTGCGCCGGCGCATCCCGCGCGACACGGATTCGGCTTTGACCTTGCTGTCGTCGTGGGCGCGGTCGCCCGACACGGCGGACATCGTCAGCCCGCCGGCGGCGTCGAACGCTTGCGGGTCGAACTTGGCCGCGAACTGGACGCCGGCGCGCCGGCCTTGCAAGACGTATTCGACTAGGTGCGGCGCGGTGCGCCCGTCGCCGCGGGCGACGCGGTCGGAACGTTGGACGACGATCCGGGCTTCGCCGTGTTCGGCGGCGGCTTTGGCGGCGGCGGCCATGACGTCGGCCAGCGCCGGCCCGCGTGGCCCGGTGTATGCGCTGAACGTTTCGTCGGTGAACGGTTCGGCGTAGTCGACCCATTCAGGGTTGCGCGCGATCACGTCGCGGGCGTCGACGATTTGGTCGGGGATCGAATCGTGCGTGTCGGTCGTCGACTTGGCCGCGTAGATGAACGCGGGGATCACGACGCCACCTTGGGCGCGTCGGATACGAACGCACGTTCTAGGGCTTCGCGGATGGCGTCGGATCGGCTTTGGCCGCGCTTGGCGGCGGCGGCGTCGATCGCTGTCGCCAGTTCGGCCGGCAAGCGGACGTGGACGGCTTCGCCGATCCGTGGGCGCCCGACCGGACGCGGCGACGCCGCGGGCTTGGTGCCCGCGGCGCTGGCCGGCGTGGTGTTGGCGGTGTTGGTCATTGGATTTCTCACGGGTTCTAGAAAGACGGGTCGCGGTAGTAGTCGCGCCGGCCGATCGTCAGCGACGCGCCGCGGCTGTGCGCCGGCGCGCCCTTCGCGATCCAACGGCCGTTGGCGCGAAGCGAGTAAACGTGGATCGGCGCGTCGTAGTCGCGGGCGAAGACGATGACGTCGCCGTGCCCTTGCGCGTACCCGTCGGTGTCGGGCGCGCAAATGTTGGTGGCGCGGTCGTCTTGCACCCAAATCGTCTTGGGCGTGCGCTTGACGATCGTGGCGGGGTTGCGGTCGCTCCAACTGTTCATCGTGGCGGCGTCGTCGGCGACGGCGTCAAGGATGTTCGTGGTCGTGGTCATGTCGTTGGTTCCTCTCGGTTTCGGGTTGGGCTAGTGGATTTCGCCGAACAGCGCGCGGTGTTGTGCGTCGCCCGGGGTCGTCGGCAGCGTGTCGTCGTACGCGACGATTTCTTCGCAATCGAAGTCTTCGGCGTGGTAGACGTCGATCCGGTCGGTGTCGTCCATCCGGACGACGATCCGGCCGGCTTCGCGGTCGTTCGCAACGACGGTCGCGGTGATGAAATAACGGCACGTCGGCCCGCTTGGGCCTTGCGCGCTGTAGTTGTCGGCCGTCTTCGGGTGGTTCCACGTGACGATCCCGACCATTACGCGGTCGTCGGCGCTGTAGGGATATGCGGTGGTGGTGGTCATTGCGTGTCCTTGTCTTTCGCGTGGTTGGAATTTCCAACACACAAATTAGCACGCCAACCGCGTTTTGTGTTACGGAATTATGAAGCGCGCGGGCGCCCGATCCCAAGCCGTTCGTCGATGTCCGCCACCCGATCGCGCCACAAGTCCAGTTGGATCAACGCGCGCCGGCGATCGATTTCCAGTTGGCGTTGGTCGTCGTCGGCGTGGTCGGGGCAAAACCGGAAATGCGACCACCGCCGGCAACCCGACTTCGCGCACGGATGCAACGACGGAACCTGTTCGATCATCGCGCCGCCGGATGCCGGGAATAGGGCTTGTGGGTGATGTGGAACCACCCACAAAATTCGCACCGATAGACGCGGTAAGCCTTGTGTTCGGTGTTCGTCAGCCGCACCGCGAACAGTTCGGCGCGCCCGGGCGTCCCGTAAACCTGCTTGCCGGTCTTCGGGCACAAGATTTTCATCGCGCGCCGGCGGCGAACAGACGTTCGTCGGCCACCCAATAGTCGATCGTGTCGATGCGGACTTCGGCGCGTTCCGGGTTGCCGTAACGCTTCGCCGCCGTTTGCATCACGACTTGGGCGTCGTCGCGCCAGACAAGCCCGGTCAACGCGTCTTCGAGCGCCCGCAACAACTTCGTCACGTCCGGTCGCACCGCCGGGAACGCCGGCGCCGCCGGGCGCACGACTTCGCGGTTGCGACCCGACCCGAAATGGCCGACCGGGCGCGCGACGTAAAACCGGACGTCGAGCGCCAGCGGGCCGGCGAACAAGTCGCGGTCGGCCATCGCTTCGACGGCCGCGGCGGCGATCAACGCGCGCCACGGCTTGTTGCGCTTCGCGTCTTCGGTGACGCGGGCGTGGCCCGCCTTGTCGACGAACGCGCGCTTTGACCCGCCGGGCGCCGGCCGGCCAATCACGGTGAACGACAACCCGCGTTTCACGGCATCCGCCAGCCGTCGGCGCGACGTTCGATCAACCCGCGGTCGGCCAGCGCGTACAGCGTGGCGGACACGGACGACCCCGACCGGCCCAACCTCCGCCCGATCGCGACCGGCGACGTCACGCCGGCGCGGATCGCGTCCAAGACCGGCTGTTGGTGCGCCGTGACTGGCAACGCGCCGGCGAACCGTTCGCGCGGGTTGCGGCCAACCCCGTCGACCGGGCGCATCGGGACAATCGTCGGCCCGTCGCCTTGACGCTTGGTGCCGAAGCGGTTCCGCTTGCCGCGGACGTCGACGAAATGGCTTCCGACGTCGCGCTTTTTCACGACATCGTCGCCGTTCGATACTTGATCCCGGCGTCAAGCTGCCAGCTTTCGAGCGCGTGGCGCCGATCGCCATCCAAGCCGCGCCATTCGTCGTTGGCGACCACGAACAGCACGGTCACGATCCGCGGCGTTCGACCCGGCGAACTTGGCGCAATCTCGGTTCGCACGCGGACGCCGACGGCGTCGCGCTGGAAAGTGTTGAAGTCTCCGGACGGCAGTTCGAGCACGGCTTCGTTCGTCACGCGGACTTCGAAGTCGGGATAGCGCGGAACGGTCACGCGGCGACCTTGTCGGCGACGACTTCGCCGTCTTGCATGATCGGCCAGCGGCGTTCGCTGTAGGTGCCGCGGCAAATCAAGACGACGTCGGTCGCTTGCCTGCAACTTGGCGTACAGAGAACCGACCACGCGTAATACCACCGACCGCGGTGGCCGTGGTCGACGGCTTCGACCCCGCGAACGATGTCGCGGATCGCCGCCCGCCCTTCGGGCGGGACAAGGTCAAGCCACGGCTTGCCGCCGCGAAATGTCATCCGGCGCTTTGCCCCCGATCCGTAAGCGCGGCATATCGCCAAATGATTTCCCACGCCCACGAGAGCAAATCCGGCGCCTTTTGGCCGGATGGGTGATGGATCATCAGTTCTAGGTTTTCAAGCCGATTGTCCAGACGGTCGCCGTTGCGGTGGTGGACCGTTTCATCGCGTCGAAGTGGCCGGCCCAAGTGCCGTGCCATAACCAACCGATGTTCAAAGGCGACGTGTTTGCTTTGTCCGTAGCCGATCCCCACTTGCAACGCGTCATCCGACAACAACATCGGCACGATGCGATAACCCTGAGCCGTTACGTATGGGCGCGATTGGGCGCGACGACTACACGAACGGGAACAGCGCGGTTCGTATCCATTGGCCGTCGCGCGCTCCCATACGCTTTCTGTGACTTCGAACCGCCGGCCGCAAACCGAACAAGCCACAACAACGCGATTCCGCGTACAGCGTCGAGAGCAATACCGCGCCGTGCCGGCGCGATACGGCCGGATCGTAAAGCGCCCCCCGCACCGCTCGCAGACACGTTCGACGTCGTTGCCGACAGCGGGTTGGGTTTCCATCGCGAACAACGCAAGCTGTTCCCCGCCTTGACCCATCATCGACCCGGCGCGTCCCATCGAAGTCGCATAACGCGGTCGACCCATGTTTGATAGTCGCGGCTGTCGTGATCGATCGGCGGGTCGCCGGCGCACTCGCATTGCGGCCGCGTCGGCGTTTCGTACCCGACGCCGCAACGGGCGCAATGGCCCGGGTAGCGCACGCCGGCGCTTTGCCCTCGACCCGTCGGTCCAGACAACCGCGTGATCCACATCGTGCCGTCCCTGATTTCGACCCGGACGGGTTCAGCCGCGACCTTGTCCGGGCTGTCGAATAGTTCCGACGCGACGGGCACGAACCAACAGTGATGTTCGGCGCTGTAGTAGGCCGCTGGAATTTGGGCCATCAGTTCTTCTGGGTGGGATGCGGTGCCGTCGACGGGTCAATCCGCACGTAGATGCCGGTGGTCGTCGATGCACCGCAATAGACGCAAGTCTCGGCGTCGGGCCACTTCAGCCGAACTGGATCGACGGCAGGATTTCGGCGCTGCCAACACGCCCCACAACACGGTTGCGTCCACGAATATCGACGCCCGCTTTGGCCCGCGTCGGTCATACGATCACCCGGGCGGCGTAGTCGGCGGCTTCCTTTTTGGTGCGGAACCCGCCGGCGAAATACTCCCAATGCGACCAATCAAGCGGCGTTTCCCACGCCTTGTCGAGCATCGCTTGGAGGTCCGCGAACGGGATGCGATGGACTTGCCAGCCTTGCCGTTGCCCGTCGAATTCGGGGTCGTCGTAGCGGGTGACGCGCCACATCGTTTCGCGGTCGTTCGACGGGAAAACCCAATCGCCCGGTTCCATCATCGCCATCGCGTAGATGCGGCCGGCAATCGCGGGTTCGGTCATCGGTCATCCCTTCGGGTTTGGTAGCCGTGGGCTTCAAGCCACACGATCAAATCGCGGTCTTTTTGGCTTTCGGGCTGGCGTGGTTTTGTGGGCGTGGGCGGCGGTGCCGCTTGGCGTTGTTCGCGCCGGCGCCGGCGCCGTTGCCCGCGCTGGCGGTTGGCGCGTTCGCGTGCCTTGCGGTCGGCGATCGCGTCTTGTTTTTGGTGTTCGGCTTGGGCGATGAACGCGTCATACGGCGTCGGTTCTGGCCGTGGTTCGTGTTGAGTCGACAAGGCGCCGTCGACGTCGCACGCCCACGCGATCGCGTTGCCTTCACGCACCGCGTCGGCCGGGTCGCCCGGGTCGCGAGTCATCGCCGTAGCGCTTCGCGCAACGCCCGGTCGGCCACGATCGCCCACGGGCCGCCGCCGTTGGTGTGGGCGATCAGTTCCAACGCCTGTTGATAGATCGGGACGATGCGTTCGTATTCGTTCAGCCGCGCCAACAGTTCGCGCGTTTCCGCCCGGGTGACGTGGCCGCTTGGTTCCGGGTCGGTCATCGCAACAAGTCCCGGTGTTGGCGCCACGCGTGGCCGAACCACATCATCAGCACGTACGGCGAAATCCGAATGGGCGTGCCGTACGCACTACAACACCGCGGGCAGCGCCGAAACGACTTGCCCGGGCCAAGCGGCGGCAACCACCCGCGGTCGTCGCATCGGTCGCACGGTTCGCTGGCGTGATCCGCCCATCCGGTCGTGCCGGTCAGCATCGCGCCGCGCGCCGTGGCGCTGTTCGGATAGGTGAGCGTGCCGCGGCGCGCGATCACGCGAAGTCGTCCAAGTCGGATGGCGCCGGCGGCGGCGGTTCGTCCGTCGGCGCGCCGTTCGACGTTCCGTGGATGGTTCCGTTTTCGACGATCCGCAACGTGTCTTCGTTGCCGCCAAGCCGCGATGCCGTCCAGCCGTCGCGGTCGCCGTTACGCAACAACGACCGCGTGGCGTGAAGTTCGGCGACGTCGACAAGCATGTATCCCGTCGGACCCCGCCGGTTCGGTCGCACTTCGCGACGTTCAAGCGGCGGGTCGATTTGGCCGGCCATCCGGTAGACGTCGATCAGCTTGCCGGCGACGGCGTACCCGTCGCGAAGCCAAATCACCAACAGCAACGGCGCGTATGTGCCGGCGCGGATCATCGCCGGTTCGGTTTCGCGGAACGAAACGTCGATGTCGGCGGCGTACGCCGGCCGGTCGAAGCGGCATCGAAGTTGGATCGCGCATTTGCCGTTGACCGTGTACGTGGCGTCGACGCCGCCGAAGTCGGCTTCCAACGTCGACTTTTTCAAGACGACGCGCGGCAACGGGATCGCCTTGCGGGTCATCAGTTCGATTTCCGCCAGTTCGTGGTCGGAGTAGTCGTAGCGCCCTTTCATACGAGCGCCCATCGAACCGGCCCGATGCCGGCGCCGAAGTCGAACCCGATCGCGGCCGCCAACGACGCTGACAAGTCCCACAAGCGGTCGTAGACGTATGGCCCGCGGTCGTCGACGACCGCAACGACGCACCGCGCCGCGCACAATCGAACGCGCGTCCCGCAAGCCAACGTGCGGTTCGCGACCCCGACCGTCGACGAAAACCCGCACGCCGTCGACGCGCCGCCGACGTCGTAATAGGACGCGGTCGCCGTTTGCATCGGCGGCGGGTCGGCGTGGTGCGCGACGTGGCGGCGATGGTGGTGGTGGTCGACGATGACTTCGTCGAGCATCGGCGCGATCGCGAGTGCGATGGTGGCAACGATCGCGGTCATTGGTGCGACCGTCCCAACAAAAGGTCGGCCAGCAACATTCGCCGGCGTTGGTCGACCATCCGCGAATCGACGTGGTGGGTCGGGTTGATCCGCGCCGTGCGCAACATCTTTTCCGCCTTGATTTCGCCGATCGCGGGCACGGCCAGCAGCAACCGCCAAAACGTCATCGCCGTTCCCTTCGTCATGACCACCCGGGCGGCGATCGCCGGCCCGTCGTAGTGGCCGGCGTTGCGGATTTCTCGGCGTAGCCGGGACATTTCGACCCGGGTCGTGTTCGCCTTGTCCAGCGCGATGCGCTGTTGGTCTTGGACGGTCATCGGCGGTCCCTCCTGAACGCGTCGGCGTATGGGCATGTCGCCCAATGCGCGGTCATCAGTTGCGCCGCCAGTTCTTGGCGGCGTTCGGGTTCGACGTGGACGGCGCGCGGCGTGTCGCCGAACAATCGCCATTCGCCGGCGGGGTCGGGCGCGGCGTCGAGCGGCATCCATTTGCCCGCTTTGGTCAGCCCCCAACAGATCGGCGCTTTGCACCGTTGGCATTGCTCAGACATGGGCCGCGGCATCCTCCGCCCACGGCGGGCGACGTATACGTCCAAGCGCGAACGGATGACCGGCAATGACCGCGTAGCCCAACGCCGTCGCCACCTTCGGGTTCTTGTAAGCCCACCCCCAACACTCGCCGCAAACGCGGACGTCGCTGGCGAGAATCGCCTTATGCGCCGGGCGTTCGCGGTTGCAAAACGGGCATCGTGTGGGTTGGGCGCTCACCGGAGGCGCCCTCCGCCTTGTACCCGCGTACCGCGTGTACTTGTATTACACACGCACGCGTGTCCACCAAGGTAATCCTTTATACGCGTATAACTCAGTACACGTGGTACGCGGGTACAAGTCATAGGTCTTCCGGCAACGAATAAAGAACGACGTTGTGCTTGTGCGAACGGTCGAGATTCCACGCTTGCGGGTGGAACCGTTCCGACCCGATTTCGGCCATCCGGGCCACGAGCGCCGACGGGTCGACCGTCTGCCCAACGAAATGCCGTAGATAAGTGATCCATTCCGACGCCCGGACGTAGCGGCGGCCGATCACGCCGTCGTCGACGACGACCGGGCGCGGGAACAGCCCGTGGCGCATCGCGTCGATCGCGGTGCGATCGAACGGGACGCGGGCCTTGACGTCGGCGATCGTCGCGTATCGGTGTTCGGCGTCCAACGACGAATCGACCGTTTCGGCCAGCTTGACGAACCCTTCCAAGTGTTCGTGCAAGTCGGCCGCCGGGTCGGCGGCGCCGGGCGTCGTCCCGATCACGCACAACGCGACGAACACGTCGCCGGCTTCGGCTTGGCTCAGCCGGTTGGGTTGCGCGACCCCGGCCGACGTCGACGCGACGAACGCTTGCAGCGCCGCCGGTATTTGCAACCGGCGTTGGTGCGGGCATCGCATCTTGACGCCGTTCGACAACACGATCGTCAACGGGTCGGTGTCGTCCAGCCCGCTTCGCAAGATGGTTTCGACGCGAACTTCGGGCGGCAATCCCAACGCGTTCGACAGCCATTCGCGCCATTCGGGCAACGTCGCCGCCCGGTCGGGCCGATACGGAATCTTGCCCTTGGGTCGCGGCTTGCCGTTGGCGCGGTCGTTGTCGCGGGCTTCGCGTTCGAAGTCGTCGTCGCTGTATTCGGTCACGTCAACGCCTTGAAAATCCGGTCGCCGGGACATCCCCGCGAACATTGGTCGGGCCGGTCGTAGTCGGTCGTCGCCGCGATCCGAATCCGCGGCGGGTTGTCTAGGAACTGGACGGCGACGGTGCCGCCGCACCCGACCGGGCAATCCGCGCCGATCCAATCGCGGCTGAGGTACGCCGGCTTGTGGCCGGTCGTCCGTTCGATCGCCTGCCACACGTGGCGCACGCGGTACGCGTACGTGCCCGGCTTCGGGTCGGGCGCCGGCTTGGGCGCCGGCGGCTTGCGGCAATGGACCCGCCGGCGCGGCGGCGACGCCTTGCAATGGCAAGCGACGCAACAAACCGCGCCGGCCGCGTCGGACTCGCATAGTTCGTCGGCTTGGCGCCGGCATAGCGGACATTGCCCACCGTCGCCCATTGCCCTAGAACGGGACGTCTTCGTCGTCGAAGTCGGTGGCCGGCTTGGGCGTCGACGGCACCGCGACCGGCAATTCGGTTTGATAGGCGTCGGGGCGGTCGACGACTTCGGTGTTCAGGTACTTGCCGTTGCGGCTGACACGGACGACGTACGCCGTCCCTTCGGCGGCGGCCAGCGCGTCGCCGACGTCGGCCCAACCCGTCATCGCGTCAAGGTCGATCCCAAGCTTGGACAACGCGCGCTTGGTGAAGATTTTCGCCTGTTTCGATACGCCGTGGAACGACGTCCAATAGCACGCAAGGTCGGTTGTCTGCCATTCCAAGACGACCCACTTGGCCCGGCCGGTTTCCCGGTCGTTGTTGACCACGCCACGGACCAACGTTGCCGTGTGATCGCCGGGAACGGGTTCCGCGGCTTCGGGATCGTCGCCCTTGAATTCGTCGAAGTCGTCAAAGCTCACGGCGCAACCTCCGCTTCGGTCGTCGGTTCGGCTTCTGTCGTCGGTTCGTCATCCATCGGGGTCCGGGCTTCGCCGATCCGCCGCGACAGCGCCCGCAACAATTTGAGGTTGGCTTCGGGCACGCCATCGAAGAATTGGCCCATGTCGACAATAAATTTGGCCGCGTCGATTTCCGGCGCGATTTGGTGGACGACTTCGATCGCGGCGTTCAGTTGGCCGTCGTCGTCGACGGTCGGACCCCACGGCAACGCCGGCGCGGCCGGCGTGTCGCCCATTTCTTCGGCCGGCGTCGTTTCGTACCCGGCCAGCTTGACGACGAATTTCAGCGGCGCGCCCAAGGCGCGGGATTGCGCGCGGGTTTGCGCCATCGATCGCAACGCGTAGTCGTCTTGACCGACCTTCGACAGTTCCGCCCGGGTGCAACTGGATTCGCCCCACCCGACGTCGTCGCCGTTCTTGGTCGCGAAGAATTCGGCCTTGTACCCGTACGCCCGGCCGATCGCGGCGGCGTCGAGCAATCGCCGGCGAAGTTCCCAAGCGTCGCGGGCGTCGCTGGCCGCCTTCCATTCGTGCCATTCGGCGCTTGTCGTGTCGCGCGGTTCCCGACCCGGGAACGGCGGCGCGTCGTTGGCTTGCACAATCGTCGGCCACGGCAGTTCGGTGACGACGCCGCGGGACGCGACGACGCCGGTCAAGGCGCCGATCGTTTGCCACGCTTCGATGTTGACGTGGTCGTTGGACCCAATCCGGGTCGTCATTCGCTGTTTGCGGACGACGTCGGAAAACTTCGTCGCGACGTCGGTGGCGGCGGCAATCACGGCGTCGGGCGTAGCGCCCGGAAATAGCGCCACGTCGCCGCGGTCGACGCGTTCGAGTGCGGTGGTGGTCATTCGAAAACCTCCGTTGCGGTTAGGGGTCGCGACGGCCGTGAAGCCCCCGTCGGTGCCGGCGCCGCGACCGGCGCGGACCCGACCGCGTCGTCGACGTTCCGCGCTGCCAACGGAGGCTTCGCGGCCGCCGCCGCGGGTATCAGTTCGACCGACCGGGTGACGGTCAGCCGGCCGGGCTTTTCGGTGCGGGTGCGGGTCGCCTTCACAGCTTCGGCCGCGTCGCCCGACAGCCGCCGCAATAGCGCGGCGGCGGCGCTACGGGACGCCACGGGCGTCCGTGTGACCACGTCCGTCACTTCGCCGGCCCGGACGATGCCTTGGGCGATCAAATCGCTTAGGACGGCTTCCAGTTCGGGCGCGTCCCATTCGTATTGGCCGGTGACCGGCGCTTCGACTTCCCAATCGCCGAACACGAAAAATCGACGGTCGAGCGTTTTCAGCCGGCGCTTTAGTTCGGCTTCGATCGCGCCGGCCCATTTCTTGGCTTCCGCTTCGCGGGCGCGGCATAGGTCGAGCGCTTCCGCCAGCGTTTCCGGCGGCTGGCGGTCGAGATTGTCGAGAACTTCGCCGGTGCCCGGATGGACGGCTTCGATGTCAGTCACGGCCCGGCCTCTCGACATCCCGCCCGGGGTTCCGGGTGCGTTGGGATGCCGAGAGTGCCGGGACGTTCATTGTCCTAATCCGCCGGCGTGCCGGTGCCGTTGAGCGGTCGGTAAAACTCGCCGGGGTCGCATTGGAATAGGTCCGCCAAGCGTTCTACCGTCCCGCCTAGCGGTTCTTTGTTGCCCTGTTCCCAGACCGACACGTGTTCGCGTAAGACGACCGCGCCCGATGGCGACTTTTCGGTGAGATAGTCGGCGACTTGCCTTTGGCTTAGCTTGGCGTCAAGTCGCAGACGGCGAAGATTCGCCCCGATTCGCACCTTCCGGAAGTTTTTCTCGGCTTCCATAACGGGGCGCGACGATCGCACGTGTGCCGCCTTTGCATAAGTGCGCCGTCGGCGCACACGTGCATCGTCGGCGCACCACGAACCCGGTATTTGGACGGAAATGTTTCTAATCCGCCGCCCGGCCAAGAGCGTTTCGAGCGCGCTGTCGGACATCGCTTCATCCTCCCATTTTCCGGGGCTTTTGTGCCGACGTCGCCATCCCTAGCCGGCGGCGCGGCCACAACATTGCCACCAAATCGTCTTGCGGTCTAGGGTCAAGCGGACAAATGTTGAGTCGACCGCTTTTGGCGGGTTTCGAGAACGGCTGGCAAGGGAACTAACTAACAAACAACATGCGCTAAGGTGGCAAGCCTTAGGTCCGCACGTCAAGATGGGGCTACATGAACGATTTACGTGGACGCGTCGGGCGTCGGATACGGGATGCACGCTTGCGTTCGGGCTTGACTCAAACCGAACTTGCAAAGCGGATCGATGTCGCCGACGCGCAAATCAGTCGTTGGGAAAACGGAAAAGCAATGCCGGCGATGACGACGTTGGAGTCGATCGCTGACGCACTTGGCGTCACGGCCGAAAGCTTTTTCGTCGACAACGTGTTCAGCCGCTAGCGCTTTAGGTCGTCGTCGTCGTCGTCGTCGTCGTCGTCGTCGGGCGGCGGTAGCGTCCGCGTCGCTTGACTTCCAAGGTAGGTCGCGACCGCGCCAACCGAAGCCCCGACGACCGTCGAAATCGCGGTCACTTCGCCGTTTTCCAACTGGCGACCGTTGAACGTCGCTTGCAAGACGATCACGACTAGCGCGATCGCCACGCCGACGGCGAGTGCGAACGCGGCGCGCCCGGGCCAGTCGGTCACAGCTTGACGAAAATGTTGGCGGCGAAACTTGGCGGCATGTTCTGGTGTGCCTGCCCGTTGCCGTCCATCGCGATCGTGTGAAGATGGTCGAGCGCGCCGCAATTGTCGGTTCCCCACGGCGCGCCGCCAAACTGAAAGATGCCGTATCCCGGTTGGGCGAATACCGAATACGCCTGCCCGATGCTTACTTGGCTTGGCTGTAGTTGCGAATTGACTTGGTGGGCGTGGGCCAAGCTGTAGCCGGGACTAAGCCCGCCCGTGTTCCCGCCGTGGTTGTGCGACGCCAATTCGTTGTGCGCCAGCCCGTACGTTTCGACGCCGAAGACCGCCCCGACCGCCGGCCGATTTGCCGGCAACCGCGCGCCGCCGGGGTCGGCCATGACGACCGTGGTGCCGGTCAGATTCGGGACGTTGTACGTGGTGGCGCCGTCGCCCGGCCCGTACTTGGTCCCGATCAACGCGAACAGCGCCGCGTATGTCGGGTCGGTGCGCGAATACGCCTTGCCGTCGCACAGTACGCACCCGGCGCGGGTCGTCGCGATCGACGCAATCAGATCGCCGGTCACGACTTGGGATTGGACGACGTTGGTCGCCAACTTCGCTTGCGTGACGGCACCGTCGGCAATGACCGCGGTCACGACGCCACCCGGCGCGATCACGCGGCTGTCGACGCTGTTGGCGGCCATGTCGACGTTCTGGATGGTGCCGTCGATGATTTCGGTCGACCCGACCGACCCGGGCGCCATGTTCGCTTCGGTGATCGTCGCGGCCGCCAGCTTCGCGCCGGTGATCGTCCCGTTGGCGATCGACGCCAGCGTGATCGAATTCGGCAGCGGGTTTCGAGCGTCGGTCAACCGCGGGTCGTCGGTTCGGCACGCCAGCGAATCGAACGTGTCCGTTACCGGGTTCAGTTGTTCGGCGAACGTCGCGTCGTCGGCGTCGTCGTATCGCGGCGCGCCAAAGACCGGGCTAGTTGCCGGCGTCCCGGGCATGATTGCTCCCTCTCCGCAACGCCGCTTCGACCGACGCTTGCGAGTCGTAAGTGATGGTTCGGATCAAGCCTTTTAGCCCGGCTTCCTGCCGTTCGGCGAACCCGCCCGCTTCGATCATTTCGAATAGGTGGGCGCGCATCCGTCCGAATTCGTCGCGGACGTCTTGGACGGTGCCGTTACCAGACATTGAACCCCGGGGTCGACCCGGCGACGTTCGACCACTTCGGCCCGTACGTCGTTTGTAGTTGCGTCCACGACGACATCCCGGCTTGCACAAGCGCCCACGTCGCTCCGTCGACGCACGCGTACTCCCAAACGATGTCGGCCGGGACGTTGTCCCGTAGCGCGCGCTGGACGGCGCCTTGGTCGGGCGTCTGCGACGTGTAGGTCAAGACCGCGACGCAATCGACGTCAACGGTGGCGTCAAGATGCATCCGTTGGCCGAACTGGACGGTCGCCGGGCCGGTCAAGCAACGCTTGACGGCGTTCACAATCGCCTGTTCGGTGCCGCGCATCCACCGCGGGTTCAGCCGAATCCAATCGCGGGCGGCGTCGACGTCGATCCCGACCGGCAACCGCTCGCCGACGCATTGCGCCAACCACGGCAACGCGATCATCGGGGCAATGTCGACGTCGAATAGCGCTTGCCAGCCGACGATGTCGTTGGCGGGGTCGTCTTCGAATTGCTCGACTTCGCCCCACATCGACGCGATCGCGTTGGTGTAAGCCGTTAGGTCGCTTGTTAGGAGCGGCGCCAGTTGCGCCGGCCAGTCGGCGGCGATGGTCACGATCCCGTCGCCGTCCCGGTCATCGTCCCGGCGGTCGGCAACGCGACCGGGCCGGGCATCGCAAAGTCGGCCGCGACGCCGTTGATTTGAACCGACCCCGCGGTGACGTATGCCACGCCCGGAACGCCGCCGATCCAAGCGATGACCTTGTTCAGTCGGACGGTCGTGTCGTTGACCCAATCGCTGATTCCGGACCCGGGCTGGCCGATCGCGACCGAACCCCACCCGGTCGGCGACAGTTGTGTTGCAAGCACGGAGTCGATCGACGCGACAAGCCCGGCCAAGTCGAACCCGGGCAGCGCGACGACGGCGTACGTGATGTCGATTTGGGCATAGTTGGCGTCTGACAAGACGTATGTCGTGTTGACCAACGTCGCGGTCGCGTAGATCGCCGCCAAGTCGTCTTTGACCGATTGCGCGACCGGGTTGCCGTCGGGCGCCACAAGCCACACTTCGACGTCGCGCGGGCCGGTCGTCTCAGCGTACGCGCGCCCGACTTCGCCGGTGTTGACCGCCGCGATTTCGTAGTCGGACAGGGTGACGACCATTCGACCGCGCAATTGCAATTCGCGGCTGAAAAAGTTCAGGTAGTCGTAATCGTCTTGGGCGTCGACGCCGCCTTCGGTCGGTGTCTCCGTGGTCAGATTGACGACCCAAACGGGCATCGTCGCCGACGCCCAATTGGCTGATGTCAACCCGTTGAACGCGACCCCGATGTCGTTGGCGATGACGTCGACGCCGGCGACCGTGTTCGACCCGGCTTCACTCGTGACGTCCAGCACGGTTTGGAACGCGTACCCGGCAAGGTCGAATTCGGACCCGGCCGGGACGTAGTAGCCGCCGGCGGCGTCTTGAAATTGCAGGCTGACGGTCGTTGTCGCCGGCATCCCCAACCCGTACGGGATGCCGTACAGCTTCGTGCCCAACGCGATGAACGCCGCCGGCGGCATTTGTGCGGCGTTTTGAGCGGCCGCGGCGGCGTACGGCGACAGCGATTCGATCAGGACGACTTCGATGTCGCCGTCGTTCGGAACCCAATCGGCCCACGTCGCTTGCAGGTACGCGACGGCGCCGTCGGCCAACGCCTGTTCGTCGGTCGTGAACGGGACTTCGACATAATCGGCCGGGTAGTCGCTTGGCGTTAGAAGTGCGGACACGGCGGCCTCCCTAGTCGCCCGTGGTGCCGGGGTCGACGTCGTTGCTTTGGATCGCGACGTCGACCGATATGTGTTGCATCGACGCTTGGATTAGGTCGGTGTATTGGCTGGCGGTCGCGGTGCCGCGCGGTTCGAACTGGCGCAACGCTTGTTCGAGCGGGCCAAGGTCAAGCGGCGGTGTCGAAAGTTCGGGCCACGGCCAGCCGAATTCGGGGCGGTCTTGGCGTAGCCCGACCGGGTAAGAGACGATCACCGCTTCGCACGACATGATGTGATCGACGGTGTCTTGTTCGACGACGGCGCCGCGGCGAAACGGGAATTGGAAATGTGGGCGTGTCGGGTAGGTCACGTGAAGGTAAACCCCGCGGGTAGGGTCGCGTCGCCGGGGTCGCCGTCGAACGCGATCACGTCGACGACGCCGGCCGGCATCGTCGGCGTTGGGCATGTCATCGTGGCGTCGTCGACGACGGTGAACGACGCCGCCCAACCGGTGTTGCCGCCGCCTTCGAAGCGGACGCCGCCGATGTTCGTGAACCCGGCGCCGTGCAACGTGATCTGGGTGCCGCCGGCGGCCGGGCCTTCGGTCGGGTCGACGGAGTCGAGTCGCCGCGTGGTGATCTGTGACGGTGGTGGTAGCCCAAGGTCGGGCGGGACGATCACGGCGTCGGGTTGCTCCGAAACCCACATCACGCCTTCGTTGTCTGCAAAGTCCCATGTCCGCATGCGGTCCATAAGCGCGTCGACGTCGTCAGCGACAACCGTCAGTTCAACCGTGTAGGTATTGCTCATTGTGCCCACGCCTTCGCTTCCAACGCCAGCCGCGCCGAATCAGGGTAATACTGCCAAGTGCCGCCGTCACAGTTCCAAGTCAATTTCACCGTGTATGCGGTGCCGGTCGCCAGTCGGAATAGGCGCCTGGCGAAGTAACCCATGTACAACTGTACCGAGTAGTGCTGTTCCTGATAGTGCATCGCCTGAGACACCCCATCTTGGTCGGGTGGCGACAAGGTCATTGCAAGCATGCCGTAGTTGTAATTAGCGTCCATCTTCTCCACAAGCCCCATAAAGGCGTTCACTTCCCACCAAACCGGGACGGTGGGCGTGATGCTTAGTTGCATCACTTGGCCGGAACCGTTGAGGATGTTTCCGGTGGGAAGTGCCGTGTATGCGCTTGTCGTTCCGACCATACGTTGCACCGAATACGCCGAGCCGCCCGGGCCGGCCGGTCCCGTCGGCCCTTGCGGACCCGCGCCTGCCGTGACGAGCGTGACCGACAGGAACGTCTGGGTTGACCCCGTGATGATGCTGCCCGTCTGCCCTGAAAGGTAGACGTACAATTCAATGTAATCGCCTGCGTTCAGTTGAACCGAGTCCGCAACCGCGACGCCGCCGTAATTTTGAACGGCCGGGCAGTATTGCGGGTCGCTGTACGTCACGCCGTTCTTCCAAATCGACGCCAGCATGTAGGTATACGTGCCCGTTGCGCTTAGGCCAAAAGTGGCCGCTCCGTTGACTTGATACGTCCCGGTTGTCGGTGCGATGAATCGCCCGTTGGCGGCGCTAAATAGGTTGCCGCCAACGTCAAAGGTTGCCGTGTCAAGCGGCACTTTCGTCCAAGTGCCGACGGCAGGAATCGCCAACGCCGCGTTGCGATACGCCCGCGCGGCGGTCGTCGCGGCCGTGGTGCGGTTGGTGAATCCTTGGTCGACCCACGCGCCACTAACCCGTTCGAAATTCTCGCCGTCGGTCTTGCGGATGCACCAATCGCCGTCCAGTTCGCCGACGAACGTGCCGGCGGGCGGCGTCCCGGCGCCGTTGTAGAGATACCAAATTGCGCCGCGCTGGCCGGTGGCGCCGACAAGCGCGCCGCCCGAATTGACCGTGACGCCGGTCACCTTGATTATTTGGGCGATAAGCACGTATGGCGGCAGGTTGTTGTGGGCGCCGTTGCCGCCTTGGGCGGTGATGGCGTGCGCGTGCCGCACGGACGCGCCGGCGGAAGTCGTCGACGTTTGGTTTTCACCAATAATCGCGTTGAATCCCGCTTGGACATACACCGACGGGGCGTAGCCCGGTTGGACTTGTTGCGGCCAATACAAGGTGACGGAGTGCGTGTGATCGGGCGTGTCGGTCCCGGTGGTCGCCCCGTGGTCGTGGCCCGGCATTTCCGCGATCAACAGTTGGTGGGTCGCTTCGCCGCTTGCCCCGCCGGTGTCGGATAGGTCGGGGGCGTTTGCCCCGTAGACGAAACGGTGGCGCAAGTCGGGCAAGCTGAAATGGGTCGAGTCCGCCGACCCGTAAATCGTGCCGATCACCGCGAACAGTTGCGGGTAGCTTGCCCGCGCCAGTGAGCGCCCGTCGGCGACCATCCAGTTGGCCGGGATGGTGGTGCCGCCGAACGACTTGATCGTGCCGATGGCGTCGGTGTCGTAGACGGTACTCATCGGTCCCGTTGCCCCGGTTGCGCCCGTGGCGCCGGCCGGCCCGGTCGTGCCCGTCGGTCCCGCGGACCCGGTCACCCCGATTGGCCCGGTCGGCCCGGTCGCGCCAGTCAAGCCGGTCGGGCCGGTCGCGCCCGTGGTGCCTTGGACGCCTTGGGCGCCTGTTGCCCCCGTCGACCCCGGAACGCCCTGCGGACCCGTGGCGCCGGTCGGTCCCGTCAACCCGACTGGCCCAATCGGTCCCGTGGCGCCGGTCGGTCCCGTCGGCCCGGTCGACCCGGTCGCGCCCGTGTCCCCGGGTGGTCCCGCGACGCCACCGCCGCCGGGGATCATTCCGTCCCACAACGGCACCCACGCGTCGCCTTTGTCGTCGAGCACGACAAGACACGACGCGCCGGCGGCCGGCAGGTTCTGGGCGGTTTCCCATTGCCCGGTCGGGACTTCGTACGGGAACGCCAGCGACAGCCCGGGCACGACGACGAACAGCGAGTCGGTCGCGGCGGTGGGCGCGCGGACGATCTGGCCGCGCATCGTCGCCCGATCGGAGTGTTGCGCCGGCGCCGTGCCGCCCTTGACTAGCGAAGTGAACGAACCGATCGACATCACGTGCCCGGGTAATGCACCATTTGGAACCCCGACGGGCTTGGTCCGCCGTCGCTGCCACATCCCGACGTGTTCCACGGGAAAAAGTCAAAGCCGCGGTTGCCGACAAGCGGCGCGACGGTGTTGCCTTGCATGTCGGCCAGCCCTTGCGGGTGAATCCGAATGAACACGTGGCCGGCGTTGGCGTAAATCGTCATTTCCTTGCCCGGGCCAGCTTGTAGCCCTTCGACGCCGGGGTAATACGCGCCCGACACGGGCGCGCCCAAACCGCCAAGCCCCTTGGCGCCGTTGGGCAACGTGAAGCCCGCGGCGGCCAAGACCCACCCGACCGACCCTGAACAGTCAAGCCCGGTCGGTTTCTTGTCGAGCGTGCCGTGCCCGCCGCCCCACACGTACGGCAGCTTGTAGGACTTCAACAGTTGCGCCGCGGCGAACGCCGCTTGCGCCGTCCCGGGCGTCGTCGACCCCAACGACGTCGACAGCGTCGTGCCGCCAACGCCGCCGACGTTTTCGGTCGTCGTTTGCGGTTCGGGTTCGGGCAACGCCTTGGCGGGTTGCACCAACGAAAACGTCGCGAACACGTCGCCGGCGTTGCGCGCCACTTCGGTTATCAGCCATCGTCCGGGCAAGTTCATCGTCGACCCGGTCGACGCCGCCCCGAAGCCTTTGACCATCACGACTTCGCCGGCGCAAAATTCCATCGGGTGGCATATGACTTGGATTTGGAAGTTGGTCGCGATTTCCCGGTTGACCCAATCGTAATTCCACAACAGCGTCGTGCGGTCGTCGCGGTCAAAGATGGCGGCGACCTTTTGGCCGATCAAAGTTCGGTCTTGGTCGTAATAGATGCGGTTGCCGTCGACGATCAGTTCCCAAGCAACCTCTTGGGCAAGCCGGGTCATCGCCGTCCAATAGTCTTCGCCGGCGTTGACCGTGAAGTAATACGGTTGGGCGACCGCGATCGTCCCGGCGCCCGTGCCGGGGTTCGATCCGCCGCCGCCGCCCGCTTGGACGATCGCTTTGGCTTCGCTAATGACTTGCGCCGGGTCGACGCCGGCTTCCTGCCCGTATTGGCCGTAATCGTTCGGGCCGAAGCTGCCGTCGGACAGGATGCACCCTTCGACGTGTGCCGCCAACGCGCCGATGTCTTGATACTTCGATTGCAGCGACGACGCCGCGTTGTACCCGCGGCCGCCGTGGATAAACGACTTGATTTGCGCTTCGGCGACCTGTTGGCTGTTCGCCGGCCCGAACGACGCGAAGTTGCCTTGGGAACCGGCGAGCAATCCGCCATAGGTCGGGTTCGACGCATCCCAACCCATGTCTTTGCCCATGTCCGATTCCATGATCGCCGCGAACGTGCAAGCTTCGGTAACGGTGTTCGACGCGCCTTCCTTTTCGCACACTTGCAAAATCAGATTTATGAACCCCTGTTGGGTCGTGTCGGGCTTGTAACCCTTGATCGTGACGTTGTTGGCGTTCGCGCCAAGTCCCTTCGACTTCGCCGCTTTCTTTGCCGGCGCCTTCGACGACGATTGCGACTTCGTCGTCGTAACAACCCCGACCGGCTGTTTTATGTCAAGTTCCCGGCAATAAAATTCGATGCCTTGCGGGTCGTTCGTCACCTTGGCGCACAGCATCTTTAGGAATTCGGCGCGGGTACGCGTCGCCCGGTTGACCTTGATCGGCCCGACGTGGTTCATCAGCTTCGAAATGACGCGCGGGACGAACACCATTTCGACGGTCATGCTTTGTTGCGGGCTGACTTGGTGAAGTCGCCACCAAAACCGCGACCCGTCGGGGTAATTGAGATCGATTTCGTCCAGCTTGCCGTTGTCGTCGGCGTCGAAAAAGCCCGACTCCAAAATGTGCCATTGCGGGTCGAACAACGTCAGCGTCAACGTCGGTGCGCCGGCGGCGCCGGTCGTGAAGTCGTACGCGATCCCGGTCAAGAACTTCGCAAGGTCGGCTTGTTTGGGCGTCGCCTTCCCGCGCTGAGTCCGCGACGTCGCGATTTGAGCGGCGATGACGTGCGCGTCGGGCGTTGTGACGTCATAGTCGCTTTGCAACGACCGCAACAACTGTTCCGTCGTCGGGTCAAGCGGTAACACGCTCATTTCTTGCTCGTCTTGCTTGGGATCGTCATCGACCGGCGCGACACGGATCGTTCGACAAAGACCAACGGCGTGAATTCGGTAATCGTCACGGTCGCCGCTTGACGGACCCGAAACCCGTTGTGATTACGTAGCGGCGACGTGTCCCACGCGATCGCGGTGATCCGAAATAGCGGCGCGTTTTGGTGTTGCGCGGACCATTGGTAATCGGCCGGGATCAACGGGATGACGTTGCCGTGCTTGTCGGTCACGCTGACGCGGATCACCGCGGGCGGACCAACGGCGGCGCCGGGATAGTCGCCGCGGCCGGCGAATCGCTCCAACGTGCGGATGTTCGCTTCGATCGTTTCGCCAAGCCCTTGCGCGAAGTTTTCGAACTGGACGGCGATGTCGAGCGCGATCGGGTCGTATCCCAAAAAGCGGTTGACGCCCTTGCGGCCGGCGACGTCGACGACGTCGTATTTGGCGTAGCCGGCGGTGACGGTCGGCGGGCTGTCGCCGGCGTTGACCGACAACACTTCGCCCTTCGCCATCGTTCCGGGCAAGCGGATCGGCGCGTTGCCGCGTAGCGTTTGCATGACCGACCGCAACCGCGGGGTCGGCGGCGGCGAGTGATGCGGCGAACGGTGCGGATGCACCAACACGTCGCGACCTTTGTTCAGCCTCAGCACGTCGGCGGCCAGTTCCGGGTGCCCGCGCTTGGCGGCAATCTTCGCGACGGTGTCGCCGCGCCCGGCGCGCGTCCAAATGTATTTGGCGTGATGCATGTCCGGGTCGATTTCGGCGGCGAACGTGATTTGTTGCCCAAGCCAATTCGACGGCATCGCGTTACCCGCCCCGCGACTGTTGCAACAGCCCTTGGCGGATGACCGACTTCGACATCGGCTTGCCGTCGAGCATGTTGTAAATCACGATCGTTTGGTCGCCGCCGCCGGCGCCGCCAAGCGCCGCGTTTGGCGTGACGTATGACCCGCGCGGCAACGTCACAAGTTCGGGTCCGCGTTCGCCGACAAGGTACGGCCCGGATTGGCTGACCGACCCGCCGCCGGCAAGTTGCGGGATGTGAAATCCAAGGTGGTGCCCGCCGAAAATCGGCACCCACCCGGGAATGTCGATCGACAGCGAATCAATCTTTTTGATAATCCAGTTGATCGGCGCTTTGATAATCCCGGGGATCGCGCCGAACGCGGCCGAAAACGCGTGGCCGACGATGTGCGCCAGTGACGAAAACGCGTGGCCGATCGTTGCCGGCAAGCCCGTGACGAACCCGACGACGGCGTGAACGACGTCGCCGGCGACCTGTTTTATCGTCTTGAAATGGATAATCACTTGGACGATCGCTTCGCCGAGAATCGCAAACGGGCCAAGCAGGATCGGCGCCAGTTCCATCCAATGGCCCTTGATCCAATCGAAGACGCCGACGATGATCCCTTCGACGAACTTGAACGTGTCGACTGTCGCGGTCTTGATCGCTCCCCACGCGGCGTTCACGGCATCCCGGAAGAACGTCACGTGCTTATAGGCGTAAATCAGCCCGGCCACGAGCGCGATCAACGCGACGACGACTAGCCCGATGACGTTGGCTTGCATTGCGGCGTCCAGCGAACCCCACGCCAGCGTCAGCCCGTCGACGCCGGCGGTTTGCAATGTCGCGACTAGCGTCAGCGCGGTTAGCGTCGTTGACATGACGGCCGACGCGACTTCGGCGCCGACCATCGCCAGCTTGTATAGCCCCCACGCGACGCCAAGACCGATGATTAGCGGCAACGTCGGCCGTAGCACGCCCAAGACGTCTTTCAACGGCCCAATCAGCAACGTGATGGCACGCACCAACGCGTTGACGAACGGCAACACCGCTTGGCCGACCTTGACGCCCAATACTTCGAACGTGTTCGTGAGGTTGCTAATTCCGCCGGCCGACGTGTGACTGTAGGTCGCCATCGCGCCGCTGTATTGCTTGGTAATCAGCGCCAGCCCGGCTTGTTTGGTCGCAAGCAAGTCGGCCTGTTTGGCGGCGTCTTTTTGTTCGATCGTCGCCTTGACCCCCGACGCCGTGAGCGCGTCTTGGGCGGTTTTGACCGGTTTTAGCGCGATCCCAAGCCGGGATAGGCCGGTGGCGTGCCCTTCCTCCAACATCATCACGGCGCGGACGGCGCGCCCAAGGTCGACGTGGGCGCCACGCGCAACGTTCGTCGCCATCGTCAAGTCGCCTTCGGACTTCTGGACGTCGTGGGTGACACGCACGAATTGGGCCATCCCTTGGATCGCTTGCGGCGCGGCGAACCCGCCGTGCGTCGCCATCGACTCCGAAAAATCGGTCATTTGCGCCGTCGCGTCGCCGGCCGGTTTGTGGACGTTCGCCTTGATCGACGACCCAAGTTGCGCTTGGGCTTCCTGCATCGCTTGCATGCTTCTGACCGCCCCCGTCAACCCAAGCGCCAACCCGCCAATGCCGACCATCCCGGCGGCCGACGACGCCATCCCCTTCAAACCGCCAAAGCTGTTTCCAAGCTTGACGTGTTTTGCCGACGCTTCGTCGGCCGCGGTGCCCGACTTGGTGATCGCACTTGACGCGGTGTCGACTTCGGCGGCGGCTTCGGCGCCGCCGGTGGCGCGAAGCTTGAAAAGCAGTTCTTCAAGGATCGTTGTCAAGACGCCATCCGGCTTTCGATGCGGTCAGCTTCGCGGCGGTTGGTGTCCGACACGCGATCGACGACCATTTGCAGCGCCAATAGGTAGTCGCCGACGGGTTCGGTGAATAGCCGCCCGGAGTCGAACGGAATCCCGAGAACGGAACAATCGTGCGCCACGCCGATCGTCACGTCGTCGAAAAATCCGCGGCAAGTTCCTTGTCGACCTGTTGGTTGCCGCGCGTGTTCCATTCGAACCATTCGTTGTTGAGCGCCAGCACGCCCGGGCCTTCCAACAGCCGGATCAACGCGACCCGCGGGCGCACCATCGCGTCTAGCGTCGGGTCATAGGCGCGGGCCATGTCGACCCACGACGGGTCGCCTTCGGCCGGCGCGGTCGTCCCGTCGTCGCGGATCAAGTGAAACGCGACGGTTGCCGCCATCACTTGTTCGGCGGCGATCGCCAAAGCGCGCATCCCGTCGTCGCGGTTGCGCTGATGCCGTAGCGCGATGTCGGACATCGGCTTGAACCCGACGACCTGCATTTCGACCCGGAATATGTCTTCGAACCCGGGCACGTCAAATAGTTCGGTGGTGCGCTGTTCGCGTTGCACGCGGCGTTCTTGCATCCGCGCTTCGAACGACCCGGGCAACGGCTGGCCGTTGTGATACGGCGCGGCTTCTACGCCGGCGAAATCCTCCGTTGACATGACAATCCCTTCACTTGACTTGACTTGTTACTAGGCGGCCAGTTCGTCGCACGAAACGACGATCGTGTACATCCCGACGTTGGGCTGTAGCCCGTTGGAGTCGGGCAAACTGGCTTCCTTCAGCCGCCCTTTGACCGTGAACTTTGCTTTGCGCTTGGTGCGGTCGATGTAGAGGTATTGGACGGCGATTTGGGCGGCGCCGCGGCCGATCAACGACTCCAGCTTGGAGTGTTGGCCGGCCATGATGTCGTCGGCTTGGGTGGTGACGGTGATGTCGGAACGGGTCGCGGGTCCGCCGACTTCGACTTCGTGGCCCATCCCGCCGGGACGGGTTTTGAACCCGGCGGCGCTTAGCTTGCCGCCGGCGAGCGTGACCCAACTGTCGCCGTTGCCGTAGGCGACCCCGTTGACCTTGACACTGATGTGCGCTTCGTCGTCGCGGATGTACTGGCGCGTTGCCATTACTTGACCCCTCCTATGACACGACGCCCATTACCGGGACCGATACCAAATCGATCACGACGGCTTTGGCGTATTGACTTAGCTTTGCTTGGACGATCGCGGTCAGTACGCCTTGGGCGGCGGTCGCGGTCGTGTTGATTGACTGACTGACGTTGACGTTGTACGCGTCATCTTTGGTAGCGCCGTACAGCGCGCCCGGGTACAGCGTCGCGCACATCGTTTCCAATTCGGCGGCAAGCTGGCCGGCAAGGATGCCGTTGGCATCGATCGTTTGCATGTAATAGTTTTCGCCGATCGCTAACGCGTTCGCTTTTAGGTACATCCGCGTGCGCGAACAGTTCAGTTGCCAAAATGGCGTGTTGGGCGATTCGGCGACCGGGGTCACGAACCCGTAGTTTTCGAGCACGTTGTAACGGTTGGCGAACATGTTGACGCCCTTGGCGAACAGCCCGGCGCGGTCGACGTCGTTGGGGTCCAGTTCGAACCCGGTGACGTATTGCAACGGGAAGTCGCGGCCGCCGGCGGCGCGGTTCGGGTTGCCGGTTTGGTCAACACGGGAACATAGGCCGGCGATCGCGGCGCTGGCGGGCACGTTACGGCCGGTCGACGACACGACGCCGGGCGCGCCGTCGCCGGTTGCCCACGAACCGAAGACGCCGACGTTTTCCATGTTCGGCAACGCCATCGCGTCGGTGCCGTGCTGTTCAAGTTGGGTGAGCGTGTCGGCGTCGTTGACGTCCAACAACCCGATCCGGTTGTTGTTGTCGGCGTGCGTTTGGATCGCTTCGTACACCGTCGGCGCGGCGGTTTCGCCGACGACGACGACTTGCCCCGGGCCAAGCCGCGAATCGAACGAATCAAGCCCGGTGGTGAAGTCGCCCGACGCCACGTACCCGGTCACATAGGCTTGCGTGACGCCTTCCCGGAACGCGAAGTCAAGCCAATCCCATATCGCGACGTCCGGGCCTTGACGCGGGCCGAACGCCGCTTCGTAGTCGGCGACGGATTGGCAAAGAACGGGTTCGGCGCCGGCGGGCGTGGTTACCGGGCCGGTCACGAACACTTGGCTTGTATCGACGGGTACGCCTTGCGCCGCGGGCGCGGTGCGTTCATTGACGATGACTCCAAAACTCATTGGCTAGTTGCCCTCCGTGATCGTGATCTGCGACCCCAAAACATCGATGTCAACCTCTACGACGGTTGCCTCACCCACGTATTCGTCGGCGTCGGGGATGTCGGGTCCACCCCACGCTTGGACGACGACGTCCGTGCTTATTTGAAATTGCGAAACCCCGGCCAGCAGGTATCGCCCTTGGCCCGTCCCGTCGGGTACTAGTTCGAAGTACTGGCGTTGGAACCGCATGTCGTCGATCGGCCCGCCGCCGGCTTTGTGTAAGACAAGTTCGCGGAACACGCCTTCGTACAGCGCCGCCAGAAATCGGGTCGCGGGCGGCCGCTTGCCACGGACGACGGTCGCGACAAGCGACGTCCACGTGCCTTCGTACGTGCGGTTGGCGCCGCCGATCGTCGCTTGCAATTGCGCGGTCGTCGCGACCACCGCCGGCAATTGGTGGTCAAGGAATTCGAAGCCTTCGAACGTGTTCGCGTACGTCCGCGGCAACGCCGGCTTGAACGACATCGCACGGTCGGCTTGGACAAGGCGCAAGTACGTCGCCGCCCACGTTTTGACCGTCGCCAAGATTTGGTCGTCGACGTCGGTGGCAATTGCCAAGTCCGACGGCGTGTAAATGCCGACGGTACTCACGGCACCCGTTCCCCGGCGTCGCCGACGATGTGCCGCGCAACGGCGTGCCCGGCTTCGTCGGCCATCGCGGGTGGCAGTTTCATCACCGCCAGCGGCAACGGCCGCGCCATCCCGCCGGCTTCGGTTTGCGGGCCGACCCGTTCAGTCAAAAAGCGCGCGTACCAAATCGCGGTTCCGAACATCAGTTCGTTGCCGCTAAGCCGCCGCACGGCGCCTTCGGTGCCCGACATAGTCAACGACCGGCGAACGGCGCCGGTGTCGACGTAGCGGCCGCCAAGCGCCGCAAACGCGGCTTCCTGCGCAACCTCCAACGGGTGGATTTGGGCGGCCAGCGCCGGCGCGACGTCAATCATCCGTTCGGCGATCCCGTGTAAGTCGGATGTGACCTTGCCGACGCCGATGACTTCGATCGCTTCGCCGGCCATCGCTAACCGCCGGCGGGTGGTAGCGGTTGGCCGACGACGGGCGGTGGCGGCGGCGAGTAATACGGGTCGTAGTCGGCGATCGTCGAGCGCACGACGACCGAATCGACACGGTTGGATATGCCGGCGCCGCCGGCGTCTTCGGCGACGGCGGTCAACATTTCGCCAAGCCGCGCTTGCAACGCCGTAATCGACCCGGTGTTCGCCTGTTCGCGGTAGAAGCTTGTTTCGACCAAAATCGCGGTTTGTAACGCGACGGCTTGACTCACGCGGTCGTACAGCGACGACGAAAACCGATCCGGTAACGGCGTGAGAACCATCGTCAGCGCCTGCCCGATCAACGCGTCGGTTTGGACGTCGGTCGGCCGCGTGTCGGACGTGAACGTCCCAAGTTCGTCGCCGGTGCTGTCGATCGTCCGGGTGGCGACTAGTAGCGCGACGTCGTCTGACGTCGGTGTGCATTGGGTCCGGTCGACGGGCGGAAACGCGGGTTGCCCGGGATATGGCGCTTGGGCAACGCTCACAAGTTCAAGTCCTGATTGGTCGGCGGGACCGATTCTTCGTCGTCGGGCGTCCACGGCATCGCCATATCGGCCGCGAAGTCCTGCCACGGTTGGAACTTGTCAACGAGCATCACCGCCCGGACGGGGTCGCCGGCGAGCGCCGTCAGCATTTGCGCCCGGTACGCGTAGCGGTTCGCAAGCTGTTGTTTCCACAGCAGGTTGCGGTCGGCTTCGCCTTGGTCTAAGGCGTGGTCGTAAAGCGGTGGGATGTATTCGGTCACGTGCCCGAGAACCCGGGCCGACGCCGCGTAGGAGAGAACTTGCGCGACGCCGGCCGTTGGTGGTCCGTTACACCAACATCAGCGTCGCCGCGGGATAGCGGTTCGCCGTGGTCGGTTGGTCGAAGTTGATTTGGTTTGCGACCTGCCAGCCGACGCGCATCGTGAACCGCATCGCAACCATGTCCTGTTGCGGCAGGTTGTAGATGATCGCCCCGGTGTTGTCCTGAATCACCGCTTGGTCAAGGAACTTGACCGAAATGTCACGCCGAAGCCCGACGACGAATTGATCTTGGAATTCGCCGACGAACGCTTCGGGTGACGTGCCGCCCGCCACCGTCGGGAACAACCCGCGCATCGGGTAGACGATCGGTTGCCCAAGGTATTCGGTTAGGTCGGGGTTCAGCCCGCTTAGACGGTCGCCGAGCGTGTTACGGGCGCGCCGTAGCTTGCCGCGCAACGAGCGGGCGGCGACGATCCGGTCGAAGTCGTACCCGTCCAGTTCAAGCGTCCCGATCGCTTGGTCAAGGTCGTCTTGGATACCGCCGGCGGCTTGGGCGGCGCCTTCGGTGTGAGTGTTGCCAGCCGCGACGCACGCGGCCATGATGTTTTGCGGGAACGACGCCGGCGCGTTGACGCCGAAAAAGATGGCTTGGTCGAGCACGCGCGCCATTACGGCGACGACCGTCGGTTGGATTTGTGCCCAAACGTCGATTCCGCCGCCGACGCCGGCGTCGGCCAAGTCGTCGAGAACCGATTCCGGGATCGGGGCAATTGCGGCCAGTTCTTCGACGTTCAGATACTTGTTGCCCCACGCCACTTCGGTCGTCTGTTTTAGGCCGGTGTCGCCGCTAACCCAATAGGCGACGGGCAGCGCGGAGAGAATCGGGAACCGCGTTTGGGATTGCGCGACCGGAACCCTTTGGAATGACGACAGCGCGACCGACGTGTCGGTCAACGCGGTCAGAAATGTCTCTAGTACGTCTTCGGGGATAAGTGGCGCAATGTCGGTGCGCGACAGTTGGTTGTTGTAGGCCATCGCTTATGACTCCCCGCGCCGCGTTTGCCGGGCGGCTTTGTGTTCGGCGTGCGCTTCCTTGGCGCCGGCGCCGCGGCTTTGCACGTTGGCTTTGATTTCGTCTAGGTGCGCTTGGGCTTCGGCCACGCGGGCTTCGGCTTGCGTTTCGGCGGCCGACGGCGATTCGGGTCCAGACGTCAACGCGTATTCGTCACGGTCACGTGGGTCGGCGTCACCCACGAACCCGCGGGCTTCGGCGTCTTCGGTGGATTCGGCCGCCGTGGCGGCGTCAGCCTCAGACATGGCGGAAACTCCCTATGTTGGGCGATCGGTAACTAGCGCCCGGCGGCTTGACGAATTACGTCGTTCATCGTCGGCGGCCGTCGAACGGGACGCCGCACGCCACTAGAGAAATCGGGACGGCCGGCGCCGTTGTCGGCGTCAGATAGCCCGAATTCCTTTTGCAACGCCTTGGCGTCTTCGACCAACGCTTCGCGCGTGTCGCCTTTGAGTCGTCCCGCGTGTTTTGAAATCCCGAATTCGGCCGCGACTTCGTATTGGAGCAATCGCGCTTCGGCGTCAGCCGCGCGTTTTTCAGCGGCGGCCGACTGTTCTTGGCGGCGTTGTTCCTCTGATTTGTCCCGGTCTTCGAATTCACGGACCCGGCCACGCAATTCGTTCCGTTCAAGACGTGTCTTTTTGGCTTCGCCACGCAATCGATGGATTTCGGCTTGGGCTTCGGGTGAGAATCCCGTCAGCCCGTCGTCGTCATCCGTGCGTTGATCCGGGGTCGTCCCTTCGCCCGCGTCTAGCGGGTCGTCGTCGTCGGGCGTCTGCCCGGTGGAAGTCGTTGGATCGGCCACGCCTTACCGCCGCCGATGATACCGGCGTATGTCAACAGAATCGCTTGTGTGCCACGTGCAATACCCGGGTGCGATTGCGCTTATGGCACTTACCCGCGAACCGCAACGCTCGAGCGCGCAAGTGTGCCGACGATGCACGTTTGGGTTAGAAGATTTGGCGGTTTTGCGGGAACGCGGCCGGCGCCGCGGGTGACGCGTTCGGTTGCGGGTTGGCGTTGTTCTGTTGGGTCGCGAACGCAGCCGGGTTGACGGGCGCGACCGGCTTGCCGTCCGGGCCAAGCAGCGCCGGCGCGGGCGGCGTCGCGGCGCCCTTTGGACCACCCGGCGGCAATCCCATCATGTCCCGCGCTTGGCGAATCTTTTGCGGCGACCAACCCAACATTTCCCAAGCCATTTCGATCGGCACGTTCAGCGAATTGCGCATTTGCACCGCGGCTTGGACGACGACCGCCAGCGACTTCGATTCGGGGTCGGCCCAAATCACTTCGGCCGACTTCGCGTGCCCGCGGACTTGGTCGTTGGTCGCAAGGAACGCCGTCCGCATCACTTCCTCCCACGCGTCGGAGTACGTCAAGATTTTGCTGTTGACGCGGTCGACTAGACCTTGGTCGGCGGCGTGCATCGCGTCGGCCGACAAGTTCGCCATCTTGCCTTTGAGGTAATAGGCCGGCGTTTGTGACGTCGCGGCCAAATGGTCGATGTAAAGCTCGATCGGCAAGACGTAGTTGTTGACGTCCCCCGACGTGAACTGGCCGAACGTCGTTTCCTTGGATTCGGCGCGAATCATCCGCGTCGCCGACAACATCACTTCGACTTGGCGGCCGGTCAGTTCGTTGCCTTGATCGTCGACGGCGCGTTCCCACCCGGTCGCGTAGCGTTGCGGATAGGCGTGGAATTCACTAGAAAGTTGCATGTCAAGGCAAAACTTGTTGACGGCGTCTTGAATCGGGATCGCGGTGTCAAGGTCGGACGTCCCGCCGTCGAGCAAGTCGGGGTTGTTCAGGATCGCGACCATCGGGACGACCCCGATCGGGTTGCCCGACTCGCCGATCTGTTGCCACGCGACCTTGTTCATCGTCGACGGAACCGAAATCGGTTCGCCGGCGGCGGTGTAGATGATTAGGTCGAGCGCGTCGCCGGCGCCGGCGCGGCTGGCGGTTTGCAACGGCTTGGCGGACCTGAATTGCGTCAGCGAATCGCCGAGATACACGGTTGCGTACGCGTGGTTGTCCCAATCGTCAGCCCACCGCTTGATCGCGGCAAGCCGCTTGTTCGGGTTCGACGGGTCGGGCAACACAAAGCATTGCGACGCGTGTTCGCCGGTCATAACCGGCGCGCTGTTGTAGGGGTCGTGTGGGTCGGGCGGCGCGACTAGGACGTATGACACGCCAAGCTTGCACGCGTCGATGTGAACCATCCGACTTGTGGCGTCGAAGTTGTTCGCTTGCCACATCTTCCACGCGTCGGCGTCGGCGTCCAGTTCCCACGTGTTCTTCGTCGTGTCGGAATCGAACCGAAACCCTTGGATTTCCATCCGGGACACGGGCGCGTCGACGACGATTTTCATCCAGTTGTTCGCAAGTGGGCTGTAGAAGCGCGCGAACGCTTCCTTGAACTTTTGGGTCGCGAACGCCAGCCGTTGTTGCCCGTTGTAGTAGTTGCCGGGTTCTTGGATGTCTTCGATTTGGTCGTCCAGCTTCGGCTCTAGGTACGTAAGCCAATCTTCCGGCGCGGTTGGTGGCATCGGGCCTCCCCGGCGAGTAAATTTTCCGATCGCCGGCGATGTGCCGCGAAGCGTGGGCGCGCTTCGCCTATGAACCCGACTAGCTGATGTGGACGGTGCGCCGCGGCGGCCGTGCGTTTCGCATCGTAACGGCACGGTCGACGCACATCGCAAGGCTGACGCACCCGTCAATCTTTTCCCGCGATCGCCGCTTCGATATTCGCCAGCCGCCGCGTTCGGTCGGGGCAATGACGGCGTTCAGGATTTGCTCTTTCATCGTCGGGTCGCCGTCGTGGACAATCCGCCGTTCGACGATCAGTTCGTACAGCGTTTCGGACGCCGGCGACATCCGCGACGCGTTTTGTGGAAATTCCACCATCGGCAAGCCACGCTCCGCCAAGATTTCCGCCGATTCAAGGAATTGCCACGGGTCATACGCGACTTCGCGCAATTGCCCCCACGACGTCGCGCGTGCGGCCACACGGCCACGTACGTCGGCGACGCCGAACGTGTCGCCTTCGTCGGGTGGGTTCAGGATTTCTTGGCCGACGTGCAAGTCGTCGCCGTGCCATTGCGCCCACGTGATCGCGGCGCTGTCGCGGCGCACGCCGACGTCGACGGCCATCCACGCCGGCGCCGTCGGGTCGAAGACCGGCCGGCCGGCGAGTGCGTCCCATTCGTGCGGCTTGACCCAAGCCGTCTGGGTTTCGGTCCATTGGTTTAGATGCAAGCGCCGGAAGACCGATTCCGGCAACCGGCGCTGTTCGCGACGCAACGCGGCGACCGTGATCCATTCCGACGGGTTCGCCTGTTTCCACTTCGTTTCGTCGGCGTAGTCGGCGGCCGCGTCCATTTCGTACCACCAAAACAGGAACCCTTCGGCGCGCATCGCTTCGATCCCGCCGGCGGCGCGCAACGCGACCCCGCGGCGGTAAAGGTCAAAGCAGATCGACGTCCGATCGAACCCGGCGGTCGTGATCGAAATCACCAACGGGTTTTGCCGGGCAAGCTGGCCGGTCGTCAGCGCGTAGTAAAGCTCGCCGTCGGTGTGCGCCCACAATTCGTCGATGACGACCATCGACGGGTTCAGCCCGTATTGCAAGCCGGCGTCGGACGACAGCACGCGATAGACGCCGTTGTTTGACTTGCACGTGATGAAATTCCGTTGCGGCGTCAGCCAGTCGCGCAACCGCGGCGACGCTTCGACGAAATCTTTCGACTGATTGAAGACGACCCGCGCTTGGTCGCGCGACCCGGCGGCGGCGTAAACCTCCGGTGAGTATTCGGCCGTTCCCATCAGCCCGTACAACGCCAGTTCGGCGACCAACGTCGACTTGCCGTTCTTGCGCGCGACCCCGATCAACGCTTCCTTGTAAACGCGCGACCCGTCGGGGTTCAGCAAGAACAGTTCGTCGAGTAACGCCGACTCCCAAGGTTCGTGTTCGAGCGGCTTACCGGCCCACCGTCCCTTCGTTTGAACGATGAACTTCGAACCGAAGCGGCGGACGCGCGGGCCTTCGGAACGGCGCGCCGGGACGGCTGTCGTCACGCCGGCGTAGACGCACCCGGCAACGCGACTTCGACGGCGACCACTTCGCCGTCGAGCGCGCCGGTACCGCCAAGCGTGCGTTCCATTTCGCCGTGCAAGCTTCGGCGGTGTAGTTCGGCCAGCCCAAGCCGCGTTCGCGCCATCGGCGTCAGCCCGAATTGTTCGGCGGTCTTCAGGAACAGCCCGTGCGCTTCGCGTTCGATTTTGAGCGCCGGATGTTCGCGCCATTGGCCGGCGGCGCCGTGGGTCAAATGGCCGTGTTCGTCGACGATCCGGCCGGCTTCGCGCCAGCGCGCGTATTGCGTCGCGAGCATCCGCAACGCGGTTTCGTCGACAAGGTCGAGCATCCCAACTTCGACAAGCCGGCGCACGGTCGTCACCCAAAACGCCTTGCCGTCAAGCGGTAGGTCGTCGGGCGGGTCGTCCAGTTCGTGCGCCGGCCGGCCGGCGATCAACATTGGTTGCGCGACGGCGCGATGCGACACGTCCGACCCGCCTTCCAAGCGGCGCTGTTCGACGGGCTTGGGTTTGCGACCCCGCATCGATCCGCAAGCCTACCTATGCACGGTGCGCCAACGGTGCATATGCACGTGCGACGCCCGTGCATAGGTCGCGCACGGGGCGGTAAGGCGCCCGTTTCGGCCCGTCGAGCGCGGATGGCACCGTCGACGCACGATTCGAGCGCGATCGACGCCCGCGACGCACGAATCCGGCCCAAAACCGCCCATTTCCGGGGTTTTTTGGCTATTTTCGCGGCGCCACGCGGTCGACGCTGGGGCACCGACAGACTAACTCGGCTTGGGGTCACCCCCCAACCGATTTTTGCTTATGCACCCGGGCCGTCGTGCCTAGGCACCCGTCCGGTCTATCCGGCGGCCGTGCCTATGCAATGCATAGTGGCCGGGTCGGGCTAGGCGGGCTTGTCCGGGCGTCGACGACGCGGCTTGGGCTTGTCGTCTTGGGATGGTTCGACGGCGTCCGCTTCGCCGGCTTCGGGCGCCGGTTCGTTGGCGGCGGCGAGCGTGTCGTGTTCTTCGGTGTCTTGGCCGGGTGCGGCTTGCCGTTCGGCCACGACTTCGGCGGGCGTTCGGAATAGGCGGGCCATCGCGTTCTACTTTCGTCGGCCGACGACTTTCGCGACGTGGCGAAGCGACCCGGTCGTGTCGCGCCGCCCGGCGTATGACTTGGCGGCGTTGTGGATGCGCTGGCGTTGGGCTTCGCTGATACCGGCCTTGGCGGCTTGCCGTTTGGTCGGCACGGGGTATTTGCGTTGGGCGGGGTACGCGAACGCTGATGGCGGCAACTTCGATCGCTGTCGTGCCGATAGCGCCATCGTGACCCAAAAGGCTACCGCTTGGGTTTGCCCTTGGCGTCGCGCGGTGAATCGCTTCGCCGTCCGCCGCCTTTGGTAAACGGCGCGGCTTTCTTGCCGCCGAACGCCGGCTTGGGTTTGCCTTTGCCTTTGGCCGCCATTGCTAGCCCCACCCGTTGAAGTACGCCAGCACGACGAACACGGCGATTACAACGAGCGCGACTTCCGAAATCGTGATCGCGCCAAGCGCGGTTTTCATCACGGCGCCTTTGGTAGCGGCGCGAATTCAGCGACTTGCTGGCCGGCTTCGCCGCCCGACCACGCGGACTTGCCGGCGTTTTGCCACACGTGCGCGACCGACGCGTCTTCGTATCGGGCGAACAGTTCAAGCGTCCCGGTCGCCGTTTTGGTGGCGGATAGACCGGCGATTTTCTTCGGCGCTTTGGCTAGCACGCCGCCGTCGACCCATTCGTGTTTGCCTTTTTGCTGATAGCGGAATCGGACGGTTTGCT